CTGATATAGAGGATTTAAATGAAGATAGTGAAAGATTTGAAGAAGCAATGATAATTTTTGAATATGTAATTCAAAGATTTTTACAAGTAAATGAATTTGATTCCTTAGATTTAGGTGGAGTTAAGTCTTCAGTAACATTTAACGAATTATTAAAATCTGCTGGTCTTAAAAGGGCTGGTAGTCGATAGGAGAATAATATGGCAACTAATTTAAACCCTAGTTCATCTATGAATGTTCATCCAAGTGATTACGATCATTTTCAAAAATTTGGACATCCTGGAAAGTACAAGGGTGTACAGACAGTTAATAATGCTACGGGTAGTTTTACAGCTTCTAATTATGGTGCAGGTGCACTTATCGTGGGAGAATCGTCAACAACTGGACACGCTGATTTATCAGGTGGTGGAAGAATTAATCTTGCACATCTAACAGTTGGAACGCAGTATGATTTTTCACTAAAAGAAGTGGCTTGTAATGCAAAAGCAGTTTATGTATTGATACGTAATCCAAAGTTACACTAATGGATAAGAACTATAAAGAGATTATAAAGAAAGAATATGTAAGATGTGCAAATGATCCAGTATATTTCTTAAAGAAATATTCGTTCATTCAACATCCGATAAAAGGAAAAATACCTTTCGCACTTTATGATTTTCAGGAGAAGACTGTAGAAGAATTTATGCAGCATAGACTTAGTATTATACTAAAGGCTAGGCAGCTAGGTATATCTACATTAACTGCTGGATATTCTTTATGGATGATGACGTTTCACCAAGATAAAAACATCTTGGTAATTGCTACGAAACAAGAAGTAGCAAAAAACTTGGTAACAAAGGTTCGTGTGATGCACGCAAACTTACCAAGTTGGTTAAAGCAACCTTGTGTTGAAGATAACAAGTTAAGTTTGAGATACAAGAATGGTTCTCAAATAAAAGCTGTATCAAGTGGTGAAGATAGTGGTCGTTCTGAAGCTCTGTCTTTATTGATACTTGATGAGGCAGCATTTATTGATAAGATTGATACAATATGGGCAGCAGCATCTCAGACGTTATCAACTGGTGGACAATGTATAGCATTATCTACACCAAATGGTGTTGGTAATTGGTTTCATAGAACTTGGACTGATGCAGAAGATGGTTTAAATGAGTTTAATTTTACAAGACTTCATTGGACTGTTCATCCTGATAGAGAACAAGATTGGAGAGATGAACAAGATTCATTGTTAGGTCCTGCATTAGCGGCTCAAGAATGTGATTGTGATTTTATCACTTCTGGACAAAATGTTATTGATGGTATTATTTTAGAAGAAATGAAAAATAGCACGTGTAAAGAACCTGTCGAAAAACGTGGTGTTGATAGTAACTTGTGGATTTGGGAGCCGCCAAATTACACAAAAGATTATATAGTATGTGCTGACGTTAGTAGAGGAGATTCTACAGATTATTCTGCTTTTCACGTTATAGAATTAGAAAGTTGTAATCAAGTAGCAGAATATAAAGGTAGAATATCTACAAGAGACTATGGTAATATGTTAGTTAACATAGCTCAAGAGTATAATGAAGCACTACTTGTTGTGGAGAATAACAATATTGGTTGGGCAGCAATCCAACAGATAATTGACAGAGATTATCAAAACTTATTTTACACATCAAAAGATTTAAAGTATGTTGATACTGAAAGGCAAATGACTAATAAGCACTATAGAGAGGAAAGACAAATGGTGCCTGGTTTTACAATGTCTATGAAGACAAGACCATTAGTCATAGCAAAATTAGAAGAATTTTTTAGAGAAAAAGCTGTTCACGTTCAATCACATAGATTGATAGATGAATTGTTTGTTTTTATTTATAATGGACAGAGAGCAGAAGCAATGCAAGGATACAATGATGACTTGGTATTATCTTTTGCTATGGGATTGTGGATAAGAGAAACTGCATTGAGATTGAGAGCAGAGGGTATTGAATTATCAAAAAGAACTCTCTCAAATGTAAATGCACATCAGGGTATTTATTCTCCTGAAGAAAAAAATAACGATTCTTGGAATTGGAAACCTGGCGTAGGTGAAAATAGAAAAAATGAATCATTAGAATGGCTACTTAATTAAAAGAGGTAAATGATGGCTGATAAATCATTATTTGGAAGACTACAACGACTATTCTCAACAAACGTAATTGTTAGGAATGTTGGTGGTAAGAAACTAAAGATAGCTGATACAGATAAAATTCAGCATATAGCAAAAAACAATCTTATTGATAGATTTCAGAAATTGTATTCTGGTTATGGTGCTTCCGTAACTTCGGATGCAGTTCACAAGAAAGCATTAAGGTTGGGTTTATTTAAAGACTATGAATCGATGGATAGTGATGGTATCGTTTCTTCAGCGTTAGATATATACGCTGATGAATCAACAATGAAAAGTGAATACGGAAGTGTTTTAGAAATAACAACTGATAACGACAATATTAAATCAATACTAAATAATTTATTTTATGATGTATTGAATATTGAATTTAACTTGTGGCCTTGGGTTCGCAATATGTGTAAGTATGGTGATTTCTTTTTACAATTAGAAATCAACGAAAAATATGGTATTACAAACGTAGCACCACTTTCAGCATATGACGTAGCTAGGGTAGAGGGTCTTGATGAAAAAAATCCACATTATGTTAAGTTTGTATTAGAACAAGGTGGAGATCAACATTCAGCATATAGTACTCAGAAACCTCATCAAATGGAATTAGAGAATTTTGAAGTAGCACACTTCAGATTACTTTCAGATTCTAACTTCTTACCTTATGGTAAGTCAATGATTGAACAAGGTAGAAAAGTTTGGAAACAATTATCTCTTATGGAAGATGCTATGATGATTCATAGAATTATGAGAGCACCTGAAAAGAGAGTTTTCCAAATTGATATTGGAAACATTCCACCTGCAGAAGTTGATAACTATATGCAAAAGATTTTGAATAAGATGAAGAAGACACCTATCATCGACCAAGCAACTGGTGAATATAATCTAAAATATAATATGCAAAATATTACTGAAGATTTCTTCTTACCTGTTCGTGGTGGAGATAGTGGAACGAGAATTGAATCACTTCCAGGTTTGAATTATGAAGCAGTGGAAGATATTGAATATCTAAAGAATAAGATGTTAGCAGCACTTCGTGTTCCTAAAGCATTCTTGGGATATGAAGAATCACTTGGTAGTAAAGCAACACTTGCAGCAGAAGATGTAAGGTTTGCAAGAACGATTGAAAGAATTCAAAGAATTACTGTATCAGAGTTAACTAAGATAGCTATTGTTCATCTATACTCACAAGGTTATCAAGATGCAGACTTAGTTAATTTTGAATTGAATCTTACAAATCCATCTACAATTTATGAAACTGAGAAAGTTGAATTGTGGAATAGTAAAACACAATTGGCATCTTCAATGTTACAAGATGGTATAGTTTCTACAGAGTGGATTTATAAGAATGTATTTAATTTTACAGAAGATAAGATTAAAGAGATGGATAATCAGATAGTATTTGATTATAAACAGAAATTTAGACGCTCTCAGATAGAATCTGAGGGTAACGATCCTGCAAAGAGTGGTGAAGCACAAGGAACACCATCCGATGCACAAGCAGGTAGAACTGGACATGAGTTAGATGATGAGGGTGGTTCACCTCCAGGTGGATTTGAAGGAGCAGGAAGACCAAAAGAGGGTGGAAAATACGGAAAAGATAGTGGAGCTAGAGGTAGAGATCCTTTAGGTGCACACGATAAAAGAAAACAATATAATCCAAGTTTAGCACTCGCTCATTTTGATGGTTTGAAACAGAATATGAAGAAGTTTTCTCAAAAAGACTATCAATTGATAAACGAAGCTGAAACGATTAAAAATGAATATAAAGAAGAACTTAAAGACGCAAAATTAAAGTAATTTTTTATATTTTTATATTTATATATGACATACTTAACGCTGGAGCATTTTAATGTTAAATAAGAAGATGAAACACAACAAAATTAAGAATACAGGTATTCTTTTTGAGTTGCTAACAAGACAAATCACAGTTGATTTAATGGAATCAGATAGTTCCAAAGCTGTAGATATAGTTAAAAAGTATTTTAAAAATGGTACACAACTCGGTAAAGAGTATGAATTGTACAAAATACTTACAGAAACCAAGTATAGCACCGAATCTCGTGCTGAAGCATTGATTGATGCCGTTATGGGTAGTAGAAAGAAGTTAAATAACTCTACTATTAAAAGAGAGAAATATAATCTTATTAAAGAAATAAGAGATTGCTATGCAGAAAAAGATTTCTTCAATACAAAAATTAACAATTATAAAGTTTTAGCGTCAATTTATAACTTGTTCCAACATAAAGAACAAACTATAGCTCCAGACAAGTATGTTGCAACAAAATATACAATCGTAGAAAATATTACTGCTGATTCTAAATCTTCTAAAACCAACAAAACATATGACTATCTCAAAAAACAAGAAAAAGATTTGAGAATGTTAGCATATGCTACATTAGTAGAAAAATTCAATAAAAAATATTCCAACTTAACTGAAAAACAGAAAACATTAATTAAAGAATATATTAATAATATTTCTAATACAAATAAGTTAAGAGAGTATGTCGATAGTGAGGTTGAAGAAGTGAAGGACACTTTAAAATCTCAAATTACAAAAGTAGACGATAAAGTTACACAAATTAAGTTAACAGAGGTTATGAATCAAATCGATGGTTTGAAAAAAGGTAAAGTTGTTTCTGATAAGCAGGTTGTTTCTATGATGAGGTATTACCAACTTATTGGGGAGATAGATAATGTCGCAAACTAAATTTGAAGAACTGAAAAACACAATACGTGAACTTATCGAAGATGACATAGAGTTAGATGAAGCATCTGTAACAGGTGCTATTGATGGTGGTGAAGGTCCTCCAAAAACACCATTTGCTTTTAGTGGTAAACGTAAAAAAGATAAAAAGAAAAGAGATAGTATAGCCAAACAGAGTGGTTATACGATGGAAGCTAAATTTCACGTTAAAGTTCGTGGTTTAGGTAGTGTTATAGTTGATGCTAGTGGTAAAGGTGAAGCTAAAATGATTGTTGCAAAACAATTAAAAAAACGTAAAGATATTGAGAGTGTAACCAGAGTTGGTGTTTCTAAAGCAAAACAGATTGATAAGAAACTTGAATCTGTAATTGAAGCAGCTCCAACGGGTAGAGCAAGTGTTGTTGGATTATCAGGAAATAAAGATTTAGTGATTCC